CAGCTATATTCTTAACACCAACACAGCCACAGCTCATACACTGATAAGCCTTAAACCCTTCGGGCGTATCTAATTGCTCTAGCCATAAGAACTCTGTCTTAGCCTTACAGCCATTACATTTGAATTGTGGGTGCATTATGATAATATCCTTATTGCCTGGTATGGCACTGAGTACAAATCAAGTAATTACCACTATGTATTAACCTGTCATCATTACAAGCTATACATAAGTCATTTGAAGGTATGAACTTTACCTGGTCGGCTTCTATTCTTTCCAGGTAAGGTCCACCTCTTAGTATCTCTACATATCCCATTTACTCACCCCCCTCGCTGTCGCTAGGGAAGAACCAAGATCCTGCAGCTGTTTTTGTTGCCCACTTAGGTTCGCACTGGTCAGGCTTTGCAGCACTGCACACACGACCATGATAAGGCTTGCCAGTTTTTGCAATACCCTGTTTAAGAATCATTGGCCCATGTTTGCATTCTGGTGTTTTAGGATCAACAGGTATCGCTTCTATTGCATCGCTAACACTCCAGACAGTTGGCATATCTTCTGTAAACGATTCACGTAATGCATTCTCTACAGCTCTAGATCTTGTACCCGGTGCAGAATAATTTGCTACCTTTGTCATTTCTTCTCTGCTAGCGCGTTTGCCTTTAGCTGCATAACCCGCATTTGCAAGCGCTCTGCCGATCGCTGAAGTCTCGCAGTTCTCCAGTGCAGAAGTTGAATTAACACCGCGATCAGACACGCTCTCACTAGCAAGCCCGGTCGCGTACGACTTGACATCGGCTTCCGTCTTAAATAATTCAGCACTAACAATGTATCTAGTGTCTGTGGCCTGTTCGATCTTTGTAGCCAATCTTCCATCTGGATAATCCTTCCACCATTTTTCTAGTCGGCTCTCGACTGTTTCGTAATCAGCTAAATTAAACATTAGTCAACCCCCCAGGTAAATTGCGTGTCCATTTCTGCATCCAAGACTGACTTGTATATCGAAAGGTAAGCAAGTCCGTCTTTAATACTGTCTTCGTGATTCGGTGATTCACTAAGCCGAGATACCTTGACGAGTGCCATACATAATGCGACTTGACTAGCCGTAACCGGATGGTTGAGATATGCCGACCAGAGTTCACTGATCCGCTTATGGTTGTAGTAAGGGTGACCATAGACCGCTCCGCGCTCATGGATCGTACTGACAACATCAGCTAATAACTTCTCAGTTGTTGTTGGCATTAGTTTTATTATCAATCATTCGGCGGTGCATATCCCAGCCATCTTTGCGACCGCGCCAGTAATGTGTTTGCTTAGCATTTTCATACATACCATAAAGCACTATTATTGCAACCATACTTGCAACCCATAACAAGCCAGCTTCTTTTAGATCCATGTAGCCCTAACTATGCCTGCATACTTTGCGGCATGGCAATAGTGTTGCACCTGTGTACGACTTTGTGGATTATTTAGGGCGTAGTTTGTATAACGTTTAGGTAACGATGTTACCCGTAATACCGCCCTAGAGCTGTAAATGAGCCATCCTTATTGATCGGCACTAACGTGGGTGTCAGTGTCTTTCCTACTGCCTCTAGTATAGCAATACCCATCTGCCAATTAGCGCTTCCATAGCGTAAATAAGACGCTTTTTTTCTATCCATTAGATTACCTACCTCTACCCCATATAAGGCTCTATAATGGCTTCCTACGCCCTCTGCATAGGCACTCATGCCTAGTCTATGGGTGTGGCCACACAATACTGATTTACCCCACTTTTTAGCCAGGTTAAGGGCAGTAATACCAGCGTGCTGTGACATGTTGCCTTCATCGCCATGGGCTAGCATCCAGCCCGGTTCAAACTCGTAGGCTTCTTTGTGGTAAGTCATGCCCATTTCGGCAAAGCCCATAAACTTAGGGTACTGCAACTCTGGCAAGCTGATTAAGCCAGGTACTTTTAGTAAGGTGTTGTATAGCCTGTCTGTATGGTTGCTACGGATGATGTGGCACTCTTTAGAATACTCGCTTAGATCCCACAGAATCTCTTTAGTAAGCTCACGATCCTGGTGAATGGTCTGCTTATAAGCCATAGGTGTGTTTTCGGCCCACTTGCTAATTGTATTAAAATCAATTTCATCCCCGACCACCAGTACAGAATCAAACTTCTCCTTACGCGCTAATTTAATAACGTTCTTTACAGCTGCTTCATGATGAAATGGGATTTGTAGGTCACTTATTACTAAGTATCGCTTAATCTTCATCCTCATCTGGAGTAGGGATAGAAGGGATAATGCCGTCTTCGCCTACTACCCAATCGGGCATAGAGCCTGGACTATCCATTAACGCCAAGGCAATAGGCTCACTAAATCCAGCCTTACGTGCAGCCTTAAACATCTCATGCTTGGCAATATAAAACACTTCTAGCTTAGATAAAGGATCAGGTGATTTACGCACCACGCGCCTATTGATCTTCTTTCGCTTACGAGTGTTAGCCATGTAATTATTGTCGCTTACTAATTAGAATAAAGAGATCATCGACACGCTTCTCTAATCGTGTTAATTGATCCTTCATGCTAGAGCCACCATTAGGGCGTAACTCGTTAAGCCAGCCTCTAACTAAAAAACGTAATCCGACTAGCACGCCTGACAGCACTGCGATAACGCCAGCGCCAAAGCCAGCCCATTCTCCCGGTGTCATGCTTCATCTGCACCGAGACCATAAACAGGATCTGATGCATCTAAAGCCCTAGCTGCTGGCCCGGCTAATGCTGCAACGATCACAGACACAGCAGGATCTAAACCTAATTCATTACTTGCTAAGAATGTTAAGAATGATACTAATACCCCACGTGCGTAGGACTTTAGTATTGCTTTTTGCTTCTTACTGATTTTCATATCTTGCCCCCTAGTAGTGGTATATCAAACGGCCTGCCATCCTTATCGCCAGCTTTTGTAAAGCTAACGTGTACATGTTTTGTATGTTTGTTAAAACCTGAGTACTTACGCCATTTATAATTTAGAATCCTGCTGGCAATCATGCCGTTATGGATTACGTAAGATATGCGCTTATCGGTTTTCGCACAGATTCTGATCTGGTCAGCCAAATATACCGAGAGCCCTTCGGATGTATCCAAGCGAGAATCAATATCAATGGCTCGCACGCATCCGGTCTGGTCTGGATTATGATCTGATTTTCTGGCAGCATGACGAGCATCACCAACCCACCCATCACTGGTAGTGCGCCTATCTGGATACCAGGTAGTAACGGCATCTCTAAGCTCTACCCCTGCTGCACATAACCAAGGTTTCATTATGAAAGAAGTATTGCGGCTTCTTCTGGTGTAAGACCTAAACGATCAAGAATCGGCTGTCGTGCTGCTGCTCTTGCTTCATTCTTTTCTTCTAATTTAGCGAACCTAGCAATATCGTTTTCACGATCTGCAATTTCTCCAGCAGTTTCCTCACGCTCAATAATTGTTTCTTTGCCTGTTTCAGCGTTAAATACTTTTTCTTTGATTTTCATTATTTCTCCTTATGCGCTTGTGTAAATGTAAAGTGTGCCTCGGTCAAAATTGCCAACACTACTTATTAATGAAACTGAACTAATAGTGCTTGCAGAATCATAAAAACCACCAGAAACAATGGCTATTCCACCTGTTCCAGCGTCATCAGAAAAACCACCTGCACAATTAAATACTTTTTTACCGCTTGCATTACAACCGCTTAATAATGCATACATGCCGCCAGTAGATGCTGCACCTGCCGCCATTTTGCCTAAATAAACAGATGTGGAATCAAAATAATACGATTGCAAATTGCCTACGCTATAACTTGTATTTGAAGTGTATTCCCAACCTGATGAATAATAATTTGCACCGCTATCAGCGTTTAGTCTAAATCTAATAACTGAACTTGCAGAAGCACTTGAAACACCACCATTAACAAAAATAAGTATTTTATCTGCGGCACTAATTCCTGATACTGTTATCGTCGTAGCACCTGTTAAGGCTGTTCCACCTGCATTTACTAATGACCAGTTTGCACCACCACCAGCAGCAGCGCCAGCACCTTTAATAAAAATAGCAGCTGATGTGCTAGTAAAATCTAATGTGCCGCTTTCGTATTGTGCTAATGCTAATGTTGCAGATGTATTAACTGTGGCTGTGCCAGCTGTAATTGTGCAAACTCCAGCACCTAAATTAGTAATATTTACAGTATCACCTGCTGCAAATAATGCAGTATTAACTGTAATGGTTGTAGCACTTGCGTTGCTCATTGTAATAGCAGTACCAGCATCGGCAGCCACTAATGTATAACTTGCAGTCTTAGCTGATGCAGCTCCACCTAACATGGCGGTCTGCTGAAGGCTGGTCATATTTGCGGCCGTAAGAACCTGCCCAGTAGTAAACGTTTGTTTTGCCATTAGTTCTCCTTAGTAACTGAATACATCTTCATCTAAAACACCATAATCTATGTTGTCTAGTATAAACCCATCTATGATCGGTTCAAGCGTTGTAAACACTGTTTTCCAACTATTCGGGGTGATATTCATGCCCACACCGAAAATCTGTAAGGTCTTGTCTAAGGTAGATCCGCCAGGCTGGGTAGTGATAACTGTGATCGGATCAAAGAAGTCTAGGTTTAGGGCTGCAATTATGCCAGTGTTGTAGTCTGGGGTGTATAGGTCTAATTCAACGGCATCGCATCGGATGCTGGTCTCAGCTCTAGAAGCCACATAAGCCTGGGCATAGTCTAAGGCCACAGCATCGGTCTGCATCAACAGGTTATTTAAGAAGTAAGAGTGTATAAAGTATTTCTCAATGGAAGCTGCATTAGTAGCAACCTGAGCAGTGCCACCTGATCTAGTAACAGTGGCTGAATTAAAGACCAGCGTATCATCTAGTTTCCATACGGCATTAGCATATTTAATGCCTGTGCCATCATCTGCAAATAGTGTTGGTGTGCCACCTATAGATGAGACAGTTACTGATCTATCTTGGAAAATAAAATTGCCGGCAGCATCTACATAAACTGCGCCATACTCACTATCGGCTACAGTTTGTAATGCAGCTAGAGAAGTCCTAGTAGTGCCAGGATCTGCCTGCATGGTAGTTAGGCCTGCATCTACATCGCGTGCAGAAGATGGCCATGAGATCTGATCTAATATTTGATTAATTCTTGTGCCTGATAGATCACCAGCAGTAGCACCGGTAACTGTTGAGATCTGGGCGTTTTGTGCCAGCCTGTAGGCATCTACAGCTTGTATTGTGGTATAGGCAACCTCTGTGGCATCTTTAGGCTGAGTGTTTACATAAGACGTAATAAAGCCTGCAAAGATTGGATATGTTACTGATGAGTAGGTTGCAGTTATTATAACCTTCTTCATAGGAGTTAATAGTTCATAATAAGGACTACCTGGGTTTTGTGGGTTGAAGTCGCCATTTTGATCTACTATGCGTAAGGTCATTGTGCCAGTCTGGAATTGATCGGACAAAGCAGTACGGCCTCTAGTAGTTTGCACCATATTGACTAGATTAGATACATCTACAATTACAGCTGTAGCATCACCTAATACGTTAGTGTCTAATATGCCAGAATCTAATATTAAGGTCTGAGCAAAGCTAGGCCCGGTGCTAAAATTAATAATGGCATTTAGTACAGGTACTGCCATTATGGTAATCCCACAGGGGTGCTACTTAAACCTGATTTAGTAGCCGCTTGTAAACTCTCAGCGATTAATTGAGCAAAGCGATCGCCTGTATTTGTAGTATCTACTGTAATCTTTAGTTCGTTTAGACCCTTAAAATATGCATCAGCCTGGGCTTGTAATCTTGCAGATGCAGCATTTTGTGGAGCATTTAAGTCGAGCATGCCGTTAGGTAATGTTGGCATAATTGAATAATCCACTGTGGAAGTATCTATACCTCTAAGGGCTGCTTTTTGTTTAATAGTGTCGGTCAAAGATTGTAATTTTTGTATTTGTGTTTCTAATGCTGTTGATGATGAGCCACCACTTGCAGCATAAGGATTAACTACCCCTGGAGTTTCTATACCTTTTATAGCTGCTTTTTGTAAGATAGTATCTGATAAACCTCGTAATTTTGTTATTTGTGCTTCTAGGGCAGATGATGCGCCACCAAAAGCATCGGCTAATATGAGTGCGTTTTTAGCAGCTTCTAATTCAGCATTGATCTTCTTAGCCAAAGCCTCATTGTTATCTAAGATTGCTATTTGTGCGCTTATGCGTAGTTTAGTTTCTGAATCGGTAGCAGCGTTAAGGGCAGCCAGTAATCCTATGCGCTCTAGGTCAAACTTGTCCTTTAATTTGTCTATTTCTGTGCGTGCTTTATTTGATGCTGTAATAATTGCATATTCTTCTTTACGTGCTTTGTTAGTTTTATTGGTTAGGTTTATAGCTGAAAGAGATTGAAAAGATGTAGAAGAATTAACTTTATTTGTTTTGCCAATATCGTATGCAATTAAGCCTGCTGCACCGCCTATAACTATTTTTTTGCTCAAAGTTGTTAAAGCAAGAACGCCTAATAAAACCTTGCCAACATCGCTATCTAAAATCTTTTTCATCTCGCCTATTAACTCGCCTATACCAGCAGTAGTATCGGCAATAGCAACTGCAAAATTATTCATAGAGTTAGCAGCCTGGTCTAT